CAATTTTGTTTGCACGTTTAGGCGAACCTTTCTCCCAACCTGGGCGATCACTAAATTCTTTACGGAATTCTGTAATACGATCTAGTACTTCTTTTTGTGGAACTTCAGTAAGCACCATTAATAGTAGTTCGCTTAGAAACTGTTGCATGAACACAGGAGTATCTGACCTACGCAAGTCCAAGCCCATTGCTTTAACCTTGCCTGGACTGTCTTCCGAGTCACTTCTAAATCCTTCAATATCATATACAAGTGCCGCATAACGTTTCTTAGTGATATACAAGCCTGATTGTGCTACAATTTCTCTACCTGCCGCAATTACATCACTACGTGACTTAGGACAATGAAATGCATTATACATAAACTTCTCAAATGTTTCATTTGCCGCTTCACAAACTTGATCATATAGTGTAATTACATTGTCTTTTGACCAAGGAATCTCGCCTTTATCAATTTGATCTCTTAGTGTCGGATAAGCACTAAAGTAAACAGAGTCTGTATCTCCATAAATTACTGATTCGCCTACATGATCATATGTGCCTGTAATTACTTTGTTAACTTCAGCACTCATATGCTTAACAATAGTCCGACCTGATAGTGTAGTTGACTGTCCGATACGTTTATCAAAAAATCTACAGCCCGGATTAAGTATAGCACCATATAAACTGTTCAAGTTAATCTTCTTAACAAGCTGACGCTTATCCCAATACTCTATTTCAGTCTTGTTATCAGCATCTTTTGCTTTCTTTAGCATTCCTTGTAATTCTTTACGTTCACTATACCAACGTTTAAGTAATCCTGGTATAACACCTTCGTGTTCTGTAGTAAAGATTGTACCATTAGAACTAAGCATCCAAGGCTTATTACTATCAAAAATTACTTTGTATATTTCTGCACCGCTTAGAACATCACTTTGTCCGTTTTCCCAATCAACAGTAAGTGGAACATCACGTTTTTGTTCCATAACTGCTTCATATTCTTCTGTCGAAAAACGTCCTTCCCAGCTACCTGCAAATGATTTCTTCTTAAGGCCCATATCTTCTTGAACACGGCTTTCACTTATTTCAGGACGTATTTGTCCTATAATAGTTGCAGGATCCATATTCAATGCACGAATAACACTTGGATACAGACTGTTCAAGTCCATAGAGCCAATCCATTTGTGCAAGCCTTTTTTCGGAAACGCAACATATGCACCTGCGGCTTGTGTGTTTTCTTCGTCACGATGTGGACGATTAGGTACTTGCATACCACGTCTATGTGCTTCGTTTACAATCGCTTGCTCTGTAACTGCAACAGCACCCATAGTGGTCTGTAGCAAAACAGTATTTGCATGAGCTAGTTCATTACTTAGATCAATAAATCTTAGTTTTTTGTCCAGCTTGTCCAGTAGTGCGGTATCTTGTATGTTGTATTCAATGAACTTTCTAAAGTCATTGTTGTACAGTTGATCCAAAGTGCCTTCATATGGAACTTTGTTCTCTCCAACTTCGATTTCGCCAATGGCATCGAGTCTATATGTGTGTCTTTCTTCATATGTGTATTTACGATAAAGTTCTAAACTATCTAGATGTACTCTACCTATTAGGTCAAAGGTTACAGCTGATTTACCATACTTCTCATATTCACGTTTCTTAGGAAGTTGTCCCCATAAACAAAAACGCCTTGTATCATCTTTGCTTAATACACGGCTAGTTCTGTTTACAGTATACGGAATATCATAACCTTCACTGTTCCAACCTGACAAAATATCAGCATCTTCAATCAGTGTTAAGAAAGTGTCAATCATTTCACTTTCTTTTTCAAACAACATTACGTTGTCAATACCTTCTAGTTCTGCTTTTGCTTCGGACATTGTAAGAGTCTTAGGAGGAACTGCTAAACAGATCATTGTTTCCATCCACTGCAAGTATACACTAATACTTGTAATAGGCATAAACGGATCTGCCGGATCAGCAAAGCCACGCTCTGGATCAAAGTCAGTCTCAATATCAAAAAATGCAATGTTTAGTTTAGGAGCATCTTGATTAAGATAGTTTTCACTTAGGCATTGGAAGATAGGATTAATGTCGCTTTCGAACATCTTCTTGCCTTTGTTAATAGCAAGTTCTTTACGAAACTCTTTTGTATTTTTACATACAATTCTGCTTATAGGATCACCATAGATACTTTTGTGTTTGCCTTTTGGATCTTCATAGTAAAATGTATATTTGATAGGATACTCAGTATACTTTCTTTTGCCGTCTTTGCGTTCTACAACACGGACAATATCGCTATCTCTATCAAATAATGCGTCTACGTAACTCAATTAATTCTCCCTATACGTAATGTCGTTAATGTTTCCTGCTAAAATATATCTTGTTGTGTTTACAGGATATACTTTATGATGTATGGTACTAGGAAACATAACTACCATATCATTATATACTGGTAAGTTGACTTCGTCAACCGGAAAGATTTCATTTTTGGATTGTTGCATTTCAACAAACGTAAGCGGATTATTACTTTCTCCAACATCTAAGTAATATACCCAACTACAACGACTTAATGTACCATGCTCATGTTGTGGACAACCTTGTCCAGGCAAGCTCTCTTGAAACCATACTTCTGCATCAATATCTAAGTTACTAGTATCAGGCCATACTTGATCAGTTATAAACTTAGGACCTCGAGGACCTACAACATTATGGCAATACCATAAATGTATTTGATCTAATAAAGGATTAAGTATATCATGATCAAGATGTATGTCATGCTCAGTCTTCCAAGACTCATTAGTAGGCTGACTCTCACCTTTTAATTTAAGAAAATATTCAACAATAGATTGTCTAGATTGTTTGCTTACCCCTAATGGACCGTGCCGAATAGCAGTGGGGTGCGAGATGTATAGTGTACTACAACTTAACTTCATATTTTCCTACGTTGCTTGTGGCCAACTTAACCTTCTACATGCCTAGCTATTGCTATTGGCGTTATTATTATTTATTAAAACAGTAAACCCGCAACATAAATTACGGTTAGTCCTGAATTTAATACTACTAAACTTCTTTCTTTCCACAAAAGACCTATTAATACCCACAATGTATTACTACCAATAAAGGCGTAGATATACCAAGGGTATATATTAAAAGCGGCCATTGTAGCGGCAACTAGTAGACATGCCGTACTAAACCATGCTAATGGTTGATAAGGTTTTACCACCATGATGCGGCAACTCCATAACCAAATACATTAACACATACAAACCAACCTGTTAACAACATAACCCATGCCGCACCTCTACGCATTGAAGCATAGCATTGTGTTATACTTCCTACAAAAAATGCAGGATATACTATTAACATGTTAGGATCTTTAGCAGTTAGTGCCAAAGTCAAACTAGCACCTACAGTAAAGATGAAACTGACAAGTTCAAATGCAAATGCAATCTTGTCACTCTTATAACTATTAATCCAAAAGTCTTTTACCTTTTGCATTACGGTTTATCTTTTCCAACTGTAACAACAAGTGTTTCTAAGTCGTCAAACTCATCAGCAACCTTTTCCCAATCGCCTTTGTGTGCAACTTTAATTGCCTTGTTAATAAGAGCTGGTTTGATATCCAATTCTTCTGCTATTGCTTTAACAGTTTCTTTAAGACCTGTGCTTAGATCTTCAATTTCACGTAACACTGTAGCACCTTCGTTAACCAAACGTTCTAGTTTAGCCTTCTCGTCGCCACCGTATACTCTATCACTCATAAGATTCTCCTTTAGTTTAAGTTAAATTATACATTATTTTAGGGTGTTTGTCAAGCGTTATTTTTACCAATTATCTTGGCGGACAAATCTCAAAACCGTTGATTTGTTTCTTATATTCATCTGCATAGCCAATGTATATGTACTTAACGCCTTTGGCTTTATAGTATGCACATTCGTGGCGTAGACTCTTTAAACCTAAAAATAAATTAGGATTTTTATAATTCCAAGCAAATTGTATTGCTTCTACATTATGTTTATTGAAGTTATGATAAAAACTAAATGCAACAAGTTTTTTATTACTGTAATATCCAATTATGTCACTTCTTGGAGCACATAAGTCTTCATTAAACAAAGGCATTACACTTTCAAATTGTTTGTACTTACAATATTGATCGTATATTACTTGTAATTCTTCTACTGGAGGATTTTCAAACAGTATAGCTGATTTAGACATCCTATAGTTTGTTTTAGATAAATTTATTCTAGCATATATGTCGCTCACCGATCTTGCACCTCTTTCTTATATTCCTTCGCCCAATTCTTGTAATAGTTTTTCTTTTCTAACCAAGCTCTTGCTGTATTTAACTTTTCTTTTTCTTGTATAAGAACTAATCCGTAAGTGCCGTGGTTCAATTTTATTCCTTCTACAACTTCAGGATCATCTGGGTGATCCTCGAGTGCAACAAATCCACGTTCATCTAACATAGATTTAGTATCGTCTATAATTTTACTTAATTCTTCTGGAGTAATACGACTTGGATTAAAACCTAATACAACTACTTCTTTACCTTTAGGCCAGTGATATGTGTAATTTTCTATTTCGGCACTGATCCAAAGTTTTATTTCAAATGTATTATCAAGCCAATGTGTTAGAACAGATTTATCTAACCAAGCCTTCTTTGCATAAGGACATGGAGGTAGGTTGTTAAAAATTTTTGATGGTTTGCTTAAAAAGTTTTGTATCCAATCATCTATGGATGATTCGAAGGTCTGCATTACTACATCTTAACGCAGTTGTCTACAGTCTTGCCGCCTTTTTTCTTAGTACCCATACGTTTGTAGCCCTTCCAGCATACTTTACCGTCAACACCCTTTTGCTTTTCTTCTGGTAGTGTTGTGTAACTTGGGTTACCGCAGTCTGAACATAGACCTTTTGCTTCGTCTAGTTTTGATTGCAAATAATCTACATAAGATTCTTCATTAGATTTTCTAGGTTGTGTTTTATCTTTGTATTCATATCTCTTGTCACCAGCTCTCCAACGTTGATATGCAGGCGTATTAGCTTTTTCGTCTGCTTTACTAATCTGCATTTTTTCTGCTGGCTTTTTATCTTCTTCTTTAATTTTCCCATATGTTATACACGGGTCTTCCCCACAACCACAGTTTTTCTTTTTACCTTCCTCAACTTTTTTAGTCTTTGGATTGTCGTGGCTCCAACCTTTTTTTGCTAGATCTTTATGTTCTTTATCTGTATTAGCTTTTTTAGATTTGCCATCTTTATACATTGTGTGTGGTTCAAACTTATCATCTTTTTTTGACTCAGATACTTCGTCAAATTTCATTTCATAATCCATATGATGATAAACACTGCTTAAATAATCTGCGGCTTTAGTGATCTTAGATTGTACCCAACCTTCAAGTCCTTCACGTTCTTCAACACCTTTTAACATTTCATGCATTTTGATTGCATATTTTGCAACCTTGTATAATTCTGCACGTGCCATTTGAACTTCGTGATCTGATTCGACTTTGAAAGCCATATCAGCTAAACCGTTTTCTTTTAAGTCTTTTTCTCTCATCATATTATCCTTATAGTGTATTTATCTTTTAATAGTCTTGCCACCCATTAAACTGTTACTAATGTCTAAAGCGTTTTTTGCTGTTCCATCTGGGTTTTTCTTTTGCGGCGCTTTTGGAACACCATTTTTATCACGTTTTCTGTGACCATATGCTTGTTTTGGGTTAGCAACAGATGCTATATTCCCTGCACTTGTAGCACCTGCTGTAGCAGTTTCGCCTATAGTTCCTAATGAATTAAACTCCATAGGAACTTCTGAAGTACCAACTATATTTTGATACATCTGTAGTAGCTCTTTCGTGGGTCCTTGATCTGATAAACGTTTGTTAAATTCTGTTGCCGCATTATCAGCAACTTCGTCGCCATGTTTATTTGCTAGTTTATTATATATCTGTGCACCTGGATCAGTAGTGTCCCATTTAGCAGTTTTACTAGGGTTTAATAAAAGTTCTGCTACAGCCCAGCCTAATGTAGGAAGCATAGCCATCAATGCTGGCGCCAACTCATTGACTGGTTTTTTAATATTATTTGTAAGTTCTCGTATTAACATGCTAATATTTACCTTTTTTACTTGTTGACTGACACGCCTGTCTTGCTATTTGCTGATATCTTGGTATCAGGACTCATTTGATAGTCTATTGTGTAACCTTTATCCTTATCAATACTTACGCCCATGTCTCCGGAACTTACAGAAGTACGATCACCACTTATAAGTTTACCGCTCATGTCATACGTTGCTTTTTGATCTATGCTTGCTCCACTATTTTGTCCTGTAAAGTCTACTGTTACAGTTTTCTTTGCAATATCGTGTGTTTGCTGTAGACCTTTTATTTTAGGTGTTTCGTATTTTAATAGCTTGCCATCTGGTGAAAATGTATATGTACCTGCTCCACTTGATACAGTACGGTTACTGTTTTTATCTGTTTGTGTGCTTGTACCATTGTCGTTTGTGCCGTCTGGAGTATCAGCACCTGGTGCTGGTGGAGGAGTTGGCATTTTTATTATGTCTATATTCTTAGGAGCCATTTGTCCAGGGCCTATATCATTACCTGTGTCCATTGTAGCACTCATTGTTGTCATTGAATTAAGTTTATCTAATGGAGTATCTATTTTTGCCATGTCTCCTGCTTGAACTGCTCCGGCAATAGTTCCTAATAGTGTTGCTACTAACACAAGATTTTTTCCTGTCTTAGGAATTTTTTTAAGCATTGGCTTTACTTTTCCTAATAAATTTTTAGGAAGTTTTTTTAAACTATCTGCTATGCCTTCTTGTAATTGTTGAGGAGTACTTTCATTCAAAATTTGTAAAAATTCTTTTTCAGTATATAAAGATTCTGATTTCTTTTTACCTGACTTCATATTAGCACACCAGTGATACATTTTTGCACGTTCACCTGATGCTTTTTTTGCTTTTGATCTTAAACTTGTTACTGATCCGTTACAACTAGCACCCGATTTCTTTACTCTACCTGGACGGCTTTTGCCTTTTTTCTTTCCATCAGCAAAGTTTTCCTTCATCATTCCTAAAACAAATTCAAGAGTGTAAGGAAGTTTAGCAACACTAATCGATTCCATTTGTAATAATTTAACTACATCATATCTATGATGTCCATTGATAATTCTATTTGTATTATCAACTACTATAGGTGTATATTCTCCACCTGCAATTTTCTTTAGTTGTTTAGTATAGTTTTCTTTAAGCCTTTCTTTTTGTACAGGTACAATACTTTCTACTTTTATACTAATAATTTTATGTGGGATATATTCTAAATGTTTTTTACGTATTTGTGGAAGTTGATTCCTTGTAAAACCTTCTGATTTTTTCTTTTTAGGTAATCCTTTATGTTTTGTAGAGGCAAACTTCTTAACATCAGACTTTTTCATATCCTTTGCAACGTCTCCTGCTTCACCACCCTTAGGCATATCACCTTTTTGCATTGCTCTAACAATACCAAAAAACTGTTGTTGTTTTTTGCTTACTGCTTTTTCTTCAACAGGCTCTGACATATGTTTTTTAATTGCTTTTGCAGTTCTTTCAAACTTATGATCTTTGTGCTTAAAGCCTTCGCCACCAGCCGCTTCCCAACTTGCAATGTTTTTGCCAAAATCGTCAATTAGTATGTTTGGTGTTCCGTCTTGATTCGTTGCAAACTTTGCTTTATCATGTGTAATGATAACATTCTCTGGAGGAAAGAAGTCTAAATTCTTTTTAATCCATTCACGCTTGTGTGGTTCTGAATTAGGGTCATTTGGTAAAGGGCTACTTAAAATAGTATAGCTACCTTTTACTTTTTTAATTACACCTAGTAAGTTTTTTGCTTGTGGTAGCAAAGGAAGGTTCAAAAAGAAATCATCTGTATCTCTAATTTTTTGTAGTTCTGGTTCAATGTCTTTGACATTACGCCAGTCTTTACCTATTAACTTTGTCCATTCTCCAAAAAAGTCTGCTAGTACGCCATCCATGTCAACAAATACTTTACTTGTACTTGCTAATTCACCTAAATTCTCTGCCATCTTAGCATAGTA